TAACGTTAAAAAAGAAGCGTTAGGTCCTAATACGAGAAGATAATTTTTAAGCTCTGCTTTAGCAGGGCTTTTCTTATGCCCAACGAAAGGAAGGTGAGCCTGTAATGGCTGTATTAGAAAATGCAAGACATGAGAAATTTGTGCAGTGCCTCATCCAGGGAATGAGCCAGAGAAAGGCTTACCGCGAGGCATTTCCTGCTTCACAGAAATGGAAAGATACAACCGTCGATGTAAAAGCAAGCGCTTTGTTTTCAGATGGTAAGGTTTTGGTAAGGTATAGCGAGCTTCAGGAAGAGGCTAAGGATAACGCCATTATGAAAAGAAAGGACCGCATGATTGTATTAAGCGATATAGCGGCTGACGGTAATGAAAAAACGGAGGCAAGAATCAAGGCGATAGATACTCTGAATAAAATGGACGGAGAATATACCGGTAAGCTTGAATTGTCGGGTGAGATTAATTCTAAAAACCCTTATGCCGGTTTGACTACAGAGGAATTAAAGAAGCTGATCGGCAGTGGATAGAGAATTGATAAAGCTCGGAGCAAAAATCGAGCTTGCAAGGCGCGACTTTTTTGCTTACTGTAATTTAAAGGCTCCTGACTTCTACAAAGCAGATAGACGATATTTGGTTGATCTTTGTAATGAGTTCCAGGATTTTATACAGTCTGACGACGAAGTAATGATCGTAAACGAGCCGCCCCGACATGGCAAGTCTCGGACTGCCGGACTGCTGGTTGAGTGGGTGCTGGGAAACGATAAAAATCAAAAGATCATGACGGGCTCATATAACGAAACGCTTTCAACTATGTTTTCTAAAAACGTTCGTAACGACATAATGGAGGCTAAAGCCGATGTATATAAACCCGTTTTTTCCGACGTGTTTCCCGGAGTATCGATTAAGCGCGGCGACGGAGCAATGAATTTATGGAGCTTGGAGGGCGGATATAATAATTATCTTGCAACTTCTCCGACCGGTACGGCGACGGGATTCGGCGCAACGCTGCTCATTATCGACGACCTTATAAAAAATGCCGAGGAGGCAAATAACGAATTGACAAAGGAAAAGCACTGGGTATGGTTTACAGATACTATGCTTTCCCGATTGGAGGAGGGCGGAAAAATTATAATAATTATGACGCGCTGGGCTTCGGATGATTTAGCGGGCCGCGCTTTGGAGCATTTTTATGAATCGGGAGCTAAAGTCCGTCATATCTGCATGAAAGCGTTGCAGGACGATGGTTCTATGCTTTGTCCTGAGGTTTTGTCATACAAGTCGTATATGTCTAAAATCAAGGCTATGGGCGCCGATATAGCGTCGGCCAATTATCAACAGGAACCGATAGATATCAAGGGCCGACTGTATACAAGCTTTAAAACCTATAATAAGCTGCCGCAGGACAGCGGTGGAAGAAGCCTTTTAGAGGGAATATACAGCTACACTGATACGGCGGACGAAGGAAGCGATTATTTGTGTTGTGTAATCTGGGGCGCGTATATGAAAGAGGCGTATATACTTGATGTTTATTATACTCAGCAAGGAATGGAAATAACAGAAAAAGAAACTGCGGGCAGATTTTTTGAATTTAAGGTAAACAAGGCGAGGATAGAAAGTAATAACGGCGGTTCAGGCTTCGCAAGAAACGTTATACGCATATTGCGGGAACAATTTTCAAGCAATCAGACCGTTGTAAAATGGTTCCATCAATCGAAAAATAAGAAAGCGAGAATCATTTCAAATTCCACATGGATAATGGAGCATGTATATTTTCCGCAGAACTGGAAAGACAAATGGCCGGATTATTACAGCGCAATGATAAAATATCAGCGCGACGGAGACAACCGTCACGACGACGCGCCCGACGCGACAACGGGGGTTGCGGAAACTATGTATTTGTTAGGAGCGTGAAAAGGTGGGTGTAATACAGAAATTGAGCGAGAATATAAAACGGGGGCTGCGAAGCTGGCTAAACGTTATGCCCGCAAATCCCTACAGCATACAGATAAACGAGGTTATGGATTTTGAAGTAAATGCTATCCGTAACCGGATATGGTACAGAGGAGACGGAAACGAGCTTGAACAGCTTTATGGCAGCGTTTCAGAATATGCCGATAAATATAAATTTTGGGCGTCTAAATGCTCGCGTGGAATGGAAATGCGTAAAATACATACAGGACTTCCGTCGTTGATCGTCAAAACGCTTGTTTCGGTTACTCTTTCAGATATGAACGACTTTGAGTTTAAAAAACCCGCGCATGGAGATATATGGAGCAATATCGAAAATGAAAACAGTTTCCGAAAAAATCTTGAAGCAAATTTAAGAGAGCTCCTTTTTATCGGCGACGGCGCTTTCAAGATTACAATGGATTCTGATATAAGCAAATATCCTGTGCTTGAATGGTATCCGGGCGAAAGAATAGAGCTTGTATACAGACGCGGACGACTTCATGAGGTCGTATTCAAAACGCTTTTCAGGGAGCATAGACGAGAATATATACTTTGTGAGCGTTACGGCTTCGGTTACATAAAAAGCGAGCTCTGCTGTGATGGTAAGCCCGTTGATATGAGCGCAGTCTCAGCTCTTAGCGATCTTAAACCTGTTATTGCGTTTGATAGGTCGCAGATACTTGCAGTACCCTTTAAAATATTTGAAAGCGCAAAATATAAAAACAGAGGCGGAAGTATTTTCGACGGTAAGCTGGACAGCTTCGACGCCTTTGACGAGGTATGGTCGCAGTGGATGGACGCGCTGCGTGCCGGAAGGTCGAAAACCTATATACCGGAGGATATGATCCCGAAAAATGAGAATAACGGAACGCTGTTGAAACCAAACCCGTTTGACAACAGATTTATTCAGACCGCAAGCGCGTTTGCCGAGGACGGAAGACCGGGTATTGAAGTAAAGCAGCCCGACATTCCCCACGACAGCTATCTTGCAAGCTATGTAACCGCGCTTGATTTGTGCTTGCAGGGGATTATAAGCCCCTCGACATTAGGAATCGACGTAAAAAAGCTTGATAACGCAGAGGCGCAGAGAGAAAAAGAAAAGGCGACTCTTTATACAAGAAACGCTATAGTTGAAGCTATGCAGGAGCAGCTTCCTAAATTAGCGGCCGCCTGTATAAACGCGTATATTATGTCTCTGGGAAAAGCTCCGGAGGAAGTCGAAGTCAGTATTCCGTTCGGAGAATATGCTAACCCTTCGTTTGAATCTCAGGTTGAAACGGTATCAAAGGCCAAGCAGGGAGGTATTATGAGTATCGAGGCAAGCGTTGAGGAACTGTACGGGGACAGTAAGGACAAGCAATGGAAAGCGGAAGAGATACAAAGACTTAAGGAAGAGCAGGGCATAGCGCAGATTGACGAAACTCTGATTAATGACGATACGTTTGATTCTGAAACGATTGAACCGGAGGTATAAAAAATATGCCTGATTACGATATCAGCGAAGCTTTTGCCCGTATTGAGAATGAATTGATTTCGTCTATGTTCCGCAACTTTAAACGCCACCGCGCGGAAGAAACAAAGGAGGGCTATAACTGGGAAATGTGGCAGACCATTCAACTGAAGGTTATGGAAGAATACCGCCGGAAGAATAAAAAGAAATTTTCCAAGGAATTTGCTTCTCTTAATGCAAGAATAGATGAATTTATCAGACAGGAGAGAGCCGACGGATCGGCAAATCAGGAAATAAAAATACTGGAAGCTATTAAAAAGGGTTATAAGCCGAAACATATATTCAGCGGTCATGCTGAAACGTCAGCAGAATTCATAAAAATGAATACCCGTAAAATGGACGCTTTGATAAGGGCGACCGTTAACGACGCTGAACGCGCCGAGCATGCCGTGCTTCGTATGGCAAACGATCAGTATCGAAAGATCGTATTTAACGCTCAGGTTTATGCGGCAAGCGGGGCGGGAACATATGAAAAGGCTGTTGACATGGCGGCAAAGGATTTTCTAAGAGCCGGAATAAACTGTATTGAATACAAGAACGGAGCGAGACACGGCATTCGTGATTATATATCTATGTCGTTGTCAACCGCAGGCAAAAGGGCGTATTTGACCGGAGAAGGGGAAATGCGCAGGGAATGGGGCGAGAGCCTTGTTATTATGAATAAGCGCGGCAATCCGTGCCCTATGTGCGCTCCGTTTGTAGGCAAAGTACTTATCGACGATGTATGGAGCGGGGGCAGACCGGACGGAAAGCATATGCTTATGAGTACAGCTATAGCAAAGGGACTTTACCACCCGAGATGTAAGGACGGTCATACGACGTATTTTGAGGGTATTTCTGACGAGGGTAAACCTTATACAGAATCAGAACGGCGGGAGCTTATAGAACAGTACAATGCCGAACAGAAACGAAGGTATGCCGAAAATCAGTCGGAAAAGTTCAGAAGAATGTCCGAAAATTTTCTTGATGAAGACAATAGGCGCATGTACGGTAAAAAAGCTGACGAGTGGAAAAAAACGGCGGAAAATTATATTGACAATTCAAGTAGAAGTGGTATAATAAAGGCAAGTGAAAGAATTGAAATTCATCCCGATAAAATCAATAAATTTCTATTAAAACCAGGCGCAAAACATTCCAAGGAATTTTTTGATGTAGGATACAATGAGAATGATTATGAACGCCTTTTCAATGATATCACTTCGGAGTTTGATAATTCAAAAGTCTTAGATATAAAAAAGAATGAGGATGGAACAGAGGATTTCAGCACATTTATGTATCTCGGTGTTAATAATAAGAAAAGATTCCGAATTGTTTGGAGAAAAGATACTCCAGAAAGTAAACCACGGTTGATAACCGGTCATAGAGAGGATTGATATTATTGTTTAATTTATATGATAAAGTTATAATAAAATCGAAGAATCTCCCCGGTACAATAGTTGATATCGTAAAAACCGGAAGCAAAACAGTAATAACTGTTGAAAGTGACATCAAAGGAAAACGCAAAGACGGTTATGGGGGAGATTTTCCACTTTTTAATTGCAGTGAAGAAGATTTAAAGTTGTTATAGCCGCCTTGATAAGGCGGTTTAGTTATATCACAATTTAATACAAATCAGCGTATGCCTAAAGGTATGCGCTATTTTTATGCCCAAAAATAAAATAACTGAAAGGATTATTACTATGTTAGTAGAAGTATCGAAAATCAACAAGCAGGAAGTAACTGTTGTAAGCAGTCTTGATGTAGCGGAGACGTTTGAGAAACGTCATGATGATGTGCTGAAATCTATTCGTAATCTTGGCTGTTCAGACAAATTCCGACTCCGCAATTTTGCGGAGTCGACATACATTAATGAGCAAGGCCGTAAACAGCCGTGCTATTACATGACAAAAAATGGATTCTCATTTTTGGTAATGGGCTACACAGGCAAAAAAGCTGACGCTTTTAAAGAGGCTTATATAAATCAGTTTGAAGTCATGGAAAATATTCTTAAGGGCAAGCTTATAGAACGAGAAAAGGGGATCGCAGTCAGGCAGTCGCTCACGAAAGCCTTGCAGCAGTCTACTGAAAACGAAAGAATGCGCGGTCATGCGTATTCGACATATACAAACTGCATTTACAAGGTTTTGTTCGGCATGAACGCCAATAAGCTGAGAGAGCATTACGGTATTCCCAAAAAAGATAATCTCCGCGATTGTTTTACAGCGGAACAGCTCAGAGATATAGAAAGCATGGAAATGCTCGTGTCGTCTTTGATTAATTGCGGCTGGGGTTACGACCGGATAAAAAGCTTCATAGAAGTAACGAATGTTAAGAAAATAGCTTGTTAAGCGTTTCGGCAATAGCCGGAGCGTTATTTTTATATATCACTGGGGGTGATAGCATATGAAACGCAAGATTATAGGCAGACAGTGAAAGGAGGCGATCCGCATATCTCGTCCGAAGCGTACGTCAACGCTCCGCGCCCCGAGCACGGCATAAAACTGCTTAAATATTTTTTGGAGGTAATGTTATGGAATTTTTAAAAAAGCTTTTAGGCGACGATCTGTATTCGCAGCTTGAAACTAAAATTAACGAGTATAACAGTACTAAAACAGATAAGGAAAAGCAAATAAAACTGGCGGATATAGGCAGCGGTAATTACGTGGAAAAAAATGAATATGAAGCCCTTAACGGTCAACTTAACGGTAAACAGACTGAACTTGAAACCGCAAACGCTCTTATAGAAGACCTTAAAAAAGGTAATAAGAGCAACGAGGACTTACAGAGTAAAATCAGCGAATACGAAGAGCAGGTAGCGGACCTGCGGACGCAGCTTGAAGAAACCAAGCTTAAATCAGCCGTCAAGGTCGCTCTTATGTCTGAAAACGCGGTTGACGTTGATTATCTTACGTTTAAGCTGAACGAAAGCGGCGAAGCTATTGAGCTTGACGAAAACGGGAATATAAAGGGTTGGCAGGATAAAATTTCAAATCTGAAAACTAAGTTTCCGAAAATGTTTGAATCCGGAGATAGCGGAGGGTACAAGATTCTGGGGGATAACAGACTTCCGAACGGAGGCGGAGAAACAGTACTTACCAGAAACGACATACTGAAGAAGCCGTATGCAGAAAGAGCGGCTCTATATTCTGAAAATCCGGACGCATACAACGAAGCTATGAGTAAATAAGAAAGGTAAAGGTGAATCATAATGGCAGCAACAAAATTAGGAGATATTATTAATCCTCAGGTAATGGGGGATATGATTGAGGCGAAAATAACCGCGCTTTGTAAGCTTACTCCTTATGCGAGGGTTGATACTACGCTGCAAGGAACTGCGGGAGATACTAAAACCGTTCCGTCGTGGAATTATGTGGGAGACGCGGAAAACTTCGATCCGGAATTAGGCGAGGAAATGCAGACCTCTAAACTGACCGCTTCAAGCACAACGTTTACAATTAAATGCGCCGGAAAGTCTATTTCAATATATCAGACTGCGATTAACAGCGGTCTTGGCAATCCAATAGGCCAGGCTGAAACTCAGTTGTCTAAATCAATAGTCGGTAAGGTCGATAACGACGTTCTTGACGCGGCGTATACCGGCACTAATATATACGCGGCGTCAACGCTTGCGGCGGTATCCTATGACGGTATAGTGGACGCCAATGCAAAATTCGAGGACGAAGAGGATGGAATAGAAAAGGTAATGTTTATAAATCCCGCGCAGGAAGCTACTCTTCTTAAAGATGACGATTTCCTTTCTGCCGATAAATTTACCGGAGGCGTTGCCGTTAACGGAGCGATAGGCAAGATTGCGGGCTGCTGGATTAAGAAGTCTAAAAAGGTTAAACTTATACAGTTTGAAAAAGCTTCCGACGGAACGATAACCATTATAGCAGAAGACGGTACGGAATCTTCGACGGCTAAAAAGCTTTCGTCTGTTCAGCCGTATTGCTCTTCCGTACTTTCAGTAGGAGATAAGGTAAATACGGTTGCGGCGGCTTCGCAGTATTATCTTTGCCCTATTATTAAGCTTCAGCCTGATGACGCTGAAACAGAATATACCGAAGAGGAACTTCCGGCGCTTACTATTTTCTTGAAAAAGGATACTCAGGTAGATCATGAATGGTTTCCGAAAAAGCAGCGTCACGATATTACTGCCGCTAAATATTACGGAGTTGCGCTCACAAACGATTCGAAGATAGTTCTTGCTAAGTTTAAAAAGTAAAGGAGAGTAGTCTGATGATCATTTCTGCTGAAGAAGTCCGCAATTATGTCGATTCAGACGAATCCGATTCCATGCTCGAGGCTAAGCTTCGAGCTTTGGAATCGTTAATAAGAAGATTTACAAACAACAATTTTCAGGTGAGAGCAATTCGATCGCGGTCGGCAATAATGGACGGGAAAATACTAAAACCTCCGCCGTATTTAAAACAGGGCGATACTGTGCAGATTTCTGAAAGCCTGCTTAATAACGGGGTATATGCGGTTACGGAACTGGACGAGGACGGAATGACAGTTGACGGAGAACTTAAGAGCTGCGTTAAAAATCTTATAACAAAAGTGGAATACCCCGAAGATATAGTTATGGGCGTAATCAATATGCTTAAATGGGATTTAAATAATCGGGATAAGGTAGGAGTGCAGTCTGAAACTCTCAGCCGTCACTCTGTTACGTATTTCAATATGGATCGGGACAATTCATTAATCGGATATCCGAAAAGCCTTACAGATTTTTTGATTCCTTACATGAAAGCGAGGTTTTAGGGTGAAAAGTATTGGAGGAAACATTACAGCCGAACTACAGCTATATACGTCCGCAAGTAATGCAATCGGTGAGGCTGTAAAAACGTGGGGAACAGTTCGGTCACTAAATGGGTGGCTGGACCTTTCCGACGGTAATGCAAAATACAATGTTTACAATACGAAGATACAAGAGTCAACCCACGTTTTTATATCCGATTACACTGCTATCGGCAGTCATATCAGCGCGGAGAACTGCCGTTTATTGATAAATAGCAAGGTGTATGACGTTGTGTTTATTGATAACCCTATGGAATTAAACCGGCAGTTAGAATTTTATCTGAAATATACGGGAGGTCAGTAAATGAGCGTGGAATTTACCGATAACGCCGTTAAGGTTAAAGCGGCGATGAACGACGCGCTCAACAGGTGGTTATATGAATCGGCGGCTGAGCTTGAATCGCAGGTTAAACAAAATACCGCGGTTGACACGGGGCAGTTAAAGGGGTCGTGGGATTTTTCAGTCGATGAATCAAGAGGGGAGGCTGTTATAGGAAGTCCTCTTGAGAATTCTATTTGGGAAGAATTCGGTACCGGCGAATACGCAATGAACGGAGACGGCAGAAAAGGCGGGTGGTATTATGTTGATTCGAAAGGAAAGGGACATTTTACAAAAGGTAAGAAACCAAGACGCGCGCTTCATAAGGCGTTTCACGCAAAAAAAGCGTTAATAATCCGAAAAGCCGAAGAGATATTAAAATCAGAGGTGGGAAAATGACAATAAACGGATTGAAATATATAGCCGCACAGCTTGACTCAGCTAAAATACCTTATTGCTTTGAGGAATGGTCTAAGGAACTGCAATACCCTTATTTTGTAGGCGAATATACTGAAACCGAGCCGCTTAATGAAGACGGCGAGTGCGAAAGCGTATTTATTCTGACCGGCACAACAAGAGACGCCTGGTTGAGTCTTGAGGTCGAGAAAGAAAAAATAAGAAATCTTTTCCCGGAGGTCGGCGTAACGGCAATACTCGAAAATAAAGCGGGTATTGCCGTTTGCTATTGTTCTTCCATGCTGATTCCCACCGGGGTTGACGAACTTAAACGAATACAGATAAATCTTAAAGTAAAAGAATGGAGAGTAAAGTAATATGGCAAAAGAATTTTTATCGTCAGGTATAACAGAAAAAACACCCGGCAATACATTATTCGGGGCTGGAACAATTCACAAAGGGCTTGCTTACGGCACATATTATGTGCGTACGCAAGATACGGAAAAGCAGTCGGGTAAAACGTATTATGAACAAAAGGGCGGAAGTCATGGGAGCGTTTCATATGAAAAAACTACAGATGAATCGCTTATTCCCGGTAAGCCTTATTATGAAAAGTATACCGGCTGGAACGGGATTCAAACAATTATAGGCGCGACCAGCGGAGGAACTAAGCTTACAATAAAACCGGAATTCAGCGACATTGAGGTTGACGGGGCGACAGTAAAGGTTAAGGGGCTGGCCGTAAAGACGGGAGAAACGGCGACTATTGAAACAAATATAATAGAGGCAACCCCTGATATTTTAAAGTCAATGGTTGTCGGAAAAATAAATACGTCTAATGAAATTCTCTCGTACACAGAAATCATATCTAACTCTAAAATAAGCGAGGGAGATTATATCAAAAATTTGGGTTATGTAGGACGGACGCTTGATGGAAGGGCAGTAATAGTTATTTTTGAAAACGCTCTTTGCACAAGCGGACTGGAAACAGAGGGCAAAAACAAAGAAAGCAGCGTTCTAAAGGCTACGTTTGAATGCTATGCGAATCTTTCGGAAGATCCGACGGCTCTTCCTTACCATATATATTATCCCGGCGGATCTATATAATAAATCGTAAGTTAAAATAAGAAAGAGGTAATAAAATGTCAGAAAAAAATTTTGAATTAAGAAAACTACGAACAAAAGACCTTTTTCCGATGATGAAGATTCTATCTAAAATCGGTATCGGAGAATTTAAAAAATGCTTTGAACTCGACGACATTAAAAACGTGGTAGGCAGAGAAGCTGATTTGGGGGCGATCGGTATCGGCGTTCTACTCGACGCGGCCGATGTACTTCTGAAAAATATAGGCTCATGCGAAAAAGAAATATATAGCTTTCTTGCAGACTTAAGCGGCTTGAGCGTTAAAGATATTCAGGAGCTTGATATGGCCGTATTTGCAGAAATGATTGTCGAGCTAATTATGAGAGACGAATTCAAGGATTTTTTTTCGGCTGTATCGAAATTGATAACCAAGGCGAAATAAAATTAATTGATTCGATGTTTTCAAGGTACGGAAATGCGGAAACGCTTCTTGACGGTTACATATCGACAGGGCGTTTCTGTATGTTCCTTAAAGAATTTGAAAATTTATGCACAGAAGAGCGTGCTTGGGATGTGTGGAAACATAAAATAAACGGTAAATCGTTTGCTGAGTTTTACAGTCAGATTAAAAAAGATGAAAAGCCGGAAGCGAACGCCGAAGAAATCAACAGTGAAGATGTGAAAAGTACTGTTTGTCAGAGCTTAGACATCTTATCGGGGTTTAATCCGTATGAGGAGGTGAGTTAATGGAGCTTTTTAGACTGTTTGGAAAAATAGCGGTGGATAATTCAGAAGCTAATAGAGCGATTGAGGATACAACTAAAAAGTCAAAAGGAATCGGTGACGGCTTCAAAGAAAGCAAAATTTCGATTGGGAAAAGTCTTAATGAAATTGCTGCTGAAAGCGGGAAAAATATAAACGAACTAAAATCTGATATCATGAAACTTGCGAGTGAATACAAAAAGCAAGGAATGGATGCCAGTACGGCAACAAAAAAAGCGTATGCCGATTTTGGCTATACGGCAAAGCAAACACATAAAAATGTTGAAGCCGAGGTTAAAGATACTGTTGAGAAAATAGACGACGCATTAGGCGAATCATCAAAAACCTTTAACGACACTTCACAAAAAGTAGCGGATACTCTTAGTGATACAGCAGGAAAAGCCGAACATTCCGAAAGCCGCATGACTTCCGCATTTAAGAAAATCGGCGCGGCGGTTGCCACTTATCTTGCCGCTGACAAAATAAAAGAGTTCGGTCAAGCGTGCGTGGATATGTCTGCGGAGGTATCGGCAGAACAGTCGGCATTCGAGCAAATAATGGGCGATTATTCCGATACGGCGCAGGAAAAGGTAAACGAAATCGCCGACGCTACAGGAATGGTGAATACCCGTCTCACCCCGTACATGACTTCAATGACGGCTAAATTTAAAGGTTTGGGCTATGACATAGGGGGCGCTACGGACTATGCGAAGCAGGGGCTTAATATTGCAGCCGACGCGGCCGCATTTTGGGATAAATCCTTAGACGATTCCATGTCCGCGCTTAACAGCTTTGTTAACGGCTCATATGAAGGCGGCGAGGCTATAGGGCTGTTTGCCAATGATACGCAGATGGCCGCGTATGCTGTTAAAGAAGGGCTGGTAAGCGAAGCGAAGGAATGGTCTAAGCTTGAAGAGAAAATAAAGCAGGCCACAAGGCTTGAATATGCCGAGAAAATGCAGAAGGCTTCCGGAGCGGTAGGACAGGCGGCTAAGGAATCAAAGCAATACGCAAACGTACAGGCCAATTTAAATGAAAAATGGAGGCAGTTCAAAGCGCAGATAGGGGAGCCCATTCTACAGAATATTGTACTGCCTGCTATGGATAAGCTAAGCGGTTTCATTACAAATAAGCTTTCACCCGGATTTGATAATCTGAAAAAGAAAGTCGCTGAAAATAAAGACCGGCTTATAGCTTTGAAAGATAGGTTTGTTGATTGCGGAAAGTATCTTATAAATACCTTTTCGCCAGCATTTTCCAGTTTGAAAAAGTTATTTATTACGGTTAAGGACGCGATAAAGCCGATAATTGAAAGGTTTTTAGACTTTTCGGAATCGGGAGAATCCGCGACTAAATCTACAAATTTGTTAAAAGAATCTGTGGAATTCGTTTCTGAGGCTATTAAAACTGCCAGCGATATTGTGTCGGATTTTATAAAATGGCTATCCGGCGGAAGCGCAGAGGCGGAGGCATTTAAAAGCTTTATAATCGGCGTTTCTACTGCATTTGTAACCTATAAAGGCGTTATGCTTGCTACTAATACGGTAATGGATAAAGGCAAAAAGGCAGTAGACGCTTATAGAAAAGCGCAGCAATTATTAAATACGACAAACCCTTTTGGATGGGCGGTAATCGCTATTTCCACTCTTGTAGGTTTAGAAACCAGTCTACGTAAATTACCTACTCCAACTGAAAAAATAGTTGCTGAGTTTTCAAAGCTTTCAGAGGAAGAGCAGGCTTTGGTTGACGAAACAAAGGAACTTAAAGCTCGTTACGAAGATTTGTCGGAAGCTTTTGATTCAGCTATGGGCGATAACCAAGCCGAATTTGATTACTATAAAGACCTTTCAGAGGAACTGGATAACATAGTTGACAAAAACGGAAAAATCAAGGAAGGGTACGAAGACAGAGCGGCAGTTATAACAGGCGAGTTATCTGAAGTCCTCGGAATAGAGATTGAAACCACAGACGGCGTTATCCAAAAATACACAGAGCTACATGACAATATCGAAAAGGTCATTGCAATTAAGGAAGCGGAAGCGGCGCTTGATTCAGGAAGAGAATCCTATATGGAAGCCCAACAAGAGTTAAATTCGGCATATGAGACAATGATAGATAACGAATTGAAGCTTCAGGAAGTAACTGGTCAATTGATAGCGGTAGAATCGGCGAAAAAAGATTTGACGCGGATGTCAAGTGATGAAATACGGCGCGCATACGGAGAATCAGCGGATTATGCTTCTGTAACCGCCGATCTTGACGCAAAAATCAAAGGGCTTACTGAAAAGCAGGGGAAATATACGAGCGCACTGAATGATAGCGAGGACGCTTATTCAGGGCTAAAAAGTACTGTCGATAATTATAAAGGGCTACAATCTGCCGCCGCAAGAGGCGAAGTAGATGAGGTAAACAAAGCTCTTGACGACTTGTATCAGGGATTCATCACTTGCGAAACAGGAACTGAACGAAGCTTACAAAATCAGCTTGATAACTACAAAAATTACTATGAAAAGCTTAAAACGGCGCAGGACAAAGGAAATAAAAATGTTACAGACAGCATGGTTAAGGACGCCAAAGAAAGGTATACCAGGGCAGAAACTGAATATGACAAATTTATTACAATGTCCGGCGAAAAAGGGAGCAAGTCCGGCTGGAAATTTGCGGCCAGTTTAAAGGAAATGGCGGCTGAAACAGAAAAAAGCGGTAAGGAATTAGCTCAATCCGGGTTAAACGGAGTAAAATCAGTTGACTTTGGTCCGGCGGGAACAGAAGCGGGCAATCAATTCGGACTTAGTCTGAAAAATGTTTTTAATGATACCGTAGGCTCAATAATGGAAAAAATAAACAGTATTAACATTTCGAATATACCGGGGGCTGTAAAATTAAATGTTAATATACCTAAATTTACTACGCTTGCTACGGGCGGAATAGTAGACCGAGCGACTATTGCACAAATAGGAGAGGACGGTCCCGAAGCGGTTGTTCCGCTGAAAAACAACACAGAATGGATTGATCGTGTTGCACATAAAGTAGCTGAAGCTATGGGTAACGGCGGTACGACAGTAAATTATATCTTTGAAAACGTAAGCATAAACAGCGATGAAGATATAGAAGAGTATGCATATAAGCTTGAGGCAATGCGGCAGAAAGCCGCTTTAGCTATAGGAGGCGTTTAATATTGAGTTATTTTATATTTAAAGGCGTTGACAGCCGTACTTTAGGCGTAACTTCAAAATCTGCAATCCCTCCGATTGCAGAGCGCGCTTTTAAAACCACGGAAATACCGGGCAGAGCGGAGCCTCTGAACAGGCTTGACGTTATGCGTAAAAACATAACGCTGCCTATTACGTTGAGCATTGTTGATATGAGTAAGCTTTCAGAAATAAACGCGTGGCTTCAAGGCAAAGGGGATTTAATTTTAAGCGACGATTTATCCAAAAAATATCGCGCGTATATTAATCAGGCAATATCGCCCGCCCGTTTATTAAAGCTTTATGGCAGCATACCGATTATATTTACAGTTGAGCCTTTCCGATATTCCGTCACAAACCCGTTTGTATCAACGCCTATGGGAATGGACGACGATACGCTTACAGGCTCGATGACGATAATAAACAACGGTACCGCTGAAAGCGAGCCTAAATGGTATTTCAGCTTTGCGGGAAAGCTCAG